GGACCCAGATGAGGCACCAGCTTCATCGCAATGGAAAAGATTCCAACCGACCTGACCATGCCGGCCGCCTCCCAAGGCCTCGACCACCCTTCGCCGTCCCGCCCGTCGCGGGTCCTTCCCGACATCAAAACCGTATGCGGGGCGGCGAAGCGCTTTTGACGTGGGTTTTTGGGGCGCGGGAACGGTTGGTGTTTAGGTTGTTGTTGTTGTAGCCACGCTGGCAGCCAGAATTCAGGCAAATGAACAAAATCAAGGCCCTGATAAAGCGGTTTCCGCTGCCTGAAGGCGTGCCCGATGCCAAGCTCAACAAGAGCGATGTGGCGCAGTTCTTCGGCGTGTCGCTGCCGACGATCGAAACCTGGCTGCGCGACGGCATGCCGTGGGTCGCCGAAGGGACAAACGGGCGCGCCTGGGAGTTCCAGGCGAGCCAGGTCTGGGCATGGCGCCAGGCCATAATCGCCTCGGAAGAGACGCGCAGCGCCGAGGCGCAGGCCGCGATCGAGGCGATGCGGCTCAAGCTGATCGGCGGCCAGGCCGGCGACACGCTGCGGGCGCTGCCGCCGAAGGAACGGCAGCAGATCTACGACGTCGAGCTCGCCCACCGCCGGCTGATGGCCGAATCGAACCGGCTCATCCAGCGCGACGTCGTGCTCGAGCATTTGCAGGATCTGCTGTCGCTCACCCGCGACGCCGTCACCAGCCTGTCGGACCGCCTCGAGCGCGAGGCTAACCTGAACGGCAAGCAGATCGAGATCGTCGACGCCATCGGCGCCGACCTGCTGGTGCAGCTCAAGAACCGCATCGTCGAGTTCTTCGCCATCCGCCCGGTCGGCGAACGCCGCAGCGCCGACCGCGATCTGTTCAACCAGTAAGGCAGCCGTGCCGTTCCTCGAGCTCGACGTCGAACGCTATCTCGGCCCGCTGTCAAATCCGGAATTCGCCGGCTTCGGCGAGATCCTCGGCGACGCGCTCGCCTCGATCGACCCGCCGCGGCGCATCACAGTGCCGGACTGGGCGGTATCGAAGGACGGCCGCAAGCTTCGCACGCCGGCCTATTCCGGCGACTGGAGCAACGATTTCGCGCCGTACATGGTGGAGCCCTCGCGCTTCACGACGAGCCGCAAGTATACCGCCTGCGTCTTCGTGATGCCGGCGCGCACGGTCAAGACCGACGCCCTGGTGCTCAACACCTTCGGCCATCGCGTCTGCTGCATGCCGCGCAACATGCTGATCGTCTGCCCGACGAAAGACATGGCGCGCGAGTTCTCGATCACCAAGCTCGACCCGATGATTAGGGCGACACCGGCGGTTGCGGCGCGGCAGACGAAAGGCCGCGGAGCCGACAACCAGCACGACAAAAAATTCGCCGGCAACATGCGGGTGAGGATCGGCTGGCCCGTCATCGGCCAGGTCTCCATGGTCGACATCCCCGACGTCGTGGTGACCGATTACGATCGCTGCCCCGACGACATCGACGGCGAGGGATCGCTCTTCGACCTGGCGCGCAAGCGCAACCAGTCGTTCGGCACGCTCGGCATGACGGTCGCCGAATCCTCGCCGGGCCGCACCGTGGTCGCCGAGGACTGGAAGCCGGAAACGCCGCATGAGGCGCCGCCAGCCGGCGGCATCCTCGGCCTCTACAACACCGGCACGCGCGGCCAGTTCTACTGGCGCTGCCCGTCCTGCGGCGATCCGTTCCGGCCGCTGTTCTCGACGCTGCACTGGGAGAAGCGCAGCTCGAACGGCGAGACGGCGAAGACCGTCGCGATGGCCTGCCCGCATGGCTGCGTGTTCGGGCCCGACCGCAAGCGCGAGCTCAACATCAAGGGCTTCTGGCTGCACGAAGCCGGCGACGGATCCCTGGTCGAGATCGACGATCCGAAGGTGCGCGACACCGACATCGCCAGCTGGTGGGCCGAAGGACCGATCGCGGCGCTGCAGAACTGGGAGCAGCTGGTGCTGCGCCATCTCGACGCCACCGACGAGTTCCGGCGCACCGGCGACGACACCAGGTTGAAGGCCACCATCACGCTCGACCAGGGGCGGCCGTATTTCGACCGCAAGCCGACGTTGGGCGAAGGCCTGCATGTCGAGACGCTGAAGGCGCTGTCCCTCGACTATCCGATGGGCAAGTGCCCTGCGGAAACCCGCTTCATCACGGTGGCGGTCGACGTGCAGCCGAACCGCTTCGTCGTCCAGGTCGACGCATGGGGCGAAGGCCTCGAGCGCTGGCTGATCGACCGCTTCGACATCGCGCTGCCGCCGGCCGATGCGCCAGGCGCGCGCGACGATCAGGGCGACGTGCTGCGGGCGATCGATCCCGGCCGCTACGCCGAGGATTGGGCGGTGCTCGACGCGCTGCTCGAGCGCCGCTGGCCCGTGACCGGATCGCCGTTCGCGCTGATCCCGCGGGCGCTGATCGTCGACATGCACGGCGCCGAGGGGACGACGAAGAACGCCTATGCCTTCTGGCGTCGCTGCCGCAAGGCCGGCCTGCAGAACCGGGTCTTCCTGCAGCGTGGCCGCGGCGGCCGTGGCGCCGGCGGCGTCGAGCGTGAGCGCGCCGTCTACAAGCTCCTGGAAAAGATCGAGGGCTCGCGCAAGCACCGGCGTTCCGACATCTACGCCGTCGAGACCGGCACCGATCCGCTGAAGGACGAGATCGCGCTGGCGCTCACCCGCCGCGATCCCGGGCCCGGCGCCTACCACCTGCCGGCCACCCTGCCCGAGGCGGCGCTCGCCGAATTCTGCGCCGAGGTGCGCACGCCCAAGGGCTGGGACGTCAAGCGCGGCGGCATCCGCAATGAATCGCTCGACCTCGCGGTCTACGGCAAGGCGCTGGCGATCGTGCTCAAGGCCGAGAAGATCGACTGGAAGCACCCGCCGCTATGGGCAGCACCTCTCGATCGCAATTCTTTCGCGGTGTCGGTCGAGGTCAAGACCGCCGCCAGGCCGGAACCGGCGCCGCCGCCGCCCGCCGGTCCTTCGAACTTCCTCGGCGCCCGTCGCAAGGGCTGGCTCAACCGGTAGCGAGAGTGATGGCCTATACCCAGACGCAGATTGACCAGTTGAAGGCCGCCATCGCCAGCGGCGTGCTCACCGTCAAGCACGGCGACACGCTGACCACCTATCGCTCGCTGGCCGAGATGAAGGAGGCGCTGCGCGACATGGAAGGCGAGGTCAACCGTTCCAATCCGCCGCGCCGCACGGTTGCCGGCTTCTCGCGGGGCCTGTGATGGGTTTCTTCGATCGCGCCATCGCGACGCTTGCGCCCGAGTTCGCCGTCAAGCGCGCCAGGGCAAAGGCGCGGCTCGTCGCGCTCGAGCGAGCCTCGATGGCCTATGACGGCGCGACGCGCGGTCGCCGCGCGCAGGGCTGGCGGGTCGTGTCGACCGACGCCAATGCCGAGAACCTGCCGGCAATGTCGCGGCTGCGCGACGTCGCCCGCGACATGGTGCGCAACAATCCCCATGCCGCGCGCGGCAAGGCGGTGCTGGCCAACAACATCATCGGCTCCGGCATCATCCCGTCGGTTGCCGACGGCGCGTCGAAGGCGCTGAAGAAGAAGCTGCTAGACCTGGTCAAGCGGCATCTCGACACAACGGCGATCGACGCCCGCGGCAAGACCAATCTCTACGGCCTGCAGCACCAGGTCATGGCGACGGTCGCCGAATCCGGCGAGGCGCTGGTGCGCCGCCGGCCGCGCCGCGCCAGCGACGGGTTGCCGCTGCCGTTCCAGCTCGAGGTGATGGAGCCAGACTTCATCGATTCGACCAAGGACGGCCCGCTGCCCGGTGGCGGCTACATGGTGCAGGGGCTGCAATTCGACGCCATCGGCGCGCTGCAGGGCTACTGGCTGTTTCGCCAGCATCCCGGCTCCTATTCCGGCATCGCCTATGACAGTCGCTTCGTGTCGGCCTCCGAGATCGCGCATGTCTTCCGCGCCGACCGGCCCGGCCAGGCACGCGGCATCACCTGGTTCGCGCCGGTCATCCTCAAGATGCGCGACCTGGCCGACTATTCCGACGCGCAGCTGGTGCGCCAGAAGGTCGCCGCCTGCTTTGCCGCCTTCATCCATTCGGAAGAGGACGTCTCGACCGCGACGCCGGGCGACGACACGACGCGCAAACCGCAGCAGACCTCACCCTATGAGGTGGAAAGCCTCGAGCCCGGCCTCATCCAGCGCCTGAAGCCGGGCGAGGACGTCACCTTCGGCACGCCGCCGGCCGTCGGCGAGTATGCGCCATACAAGGCGGCCGAGTTGCGCGACATCGCCGTCGGCCTCGGCGTCTCCTACGAGGCGCTGTCGGGCGACCTCACCGGCGTCAATTTCTCATCCGGTCGCATGGGCTGGATCGAGATGCAGCGCACGATCTCGGCGGCGCAGGATTTCATGCTGATCCCGCAGCTTTGCGGCCCGATCGGCGCCTGGTTTCTGGACGCGGCGCAGCTGGTGCTCGCCCGTGATCTCTCCGCCGTCATGCTGAAATGGACGCCGCCGAAGCGCGAGATGATCAACCCGAAAGAGGAAGTCGGCGCCGCGCGCGACGCCATCCGCGCCGGACTGTCCTCGCGCTCGGAAGAGCAGCGCAAGCTCGGCTACGATCCGGAAGACCTCGATGCCGAGAACGCCGCCGACAACATACGCGCCGACGATAACGGCCTGATCTTCGATTCCGATCCGCGCTACCGCACCGCCGCCGGCAATGCCGTCACAGTCGGCTCGAGCCCGGCGCCGAGCGACCCGACAGGAGACAGCAATGGACAATAGCCTGATCGTCAATGGCGAGCTGGTCCTTTATGGACCGATCGGCTTCCACGACTTCTGGGAAGGCACAGGCTTCACGGCCGGTGACGTCGTCAACGCGCTGGCCGAACTGGAAGGCGACATCACCATCCGCCTCAACTCCGCCGGCGGCGTCGCCTCGGAAGGCGCGGCCATCTATAACGCCCTGAAGCGCCACGACGGTGCCGTGTCGATCATCATCGAAGGCGTAGCCGCCTCGGCGGCCTCGCTGCTCGCCATGGCCGGCGACACGATCGTGATGCCGCTTGGCAGCCTGATGATGATCCATGAGCCGGCCGGCATCACCATTGGCACGGCCGACGAGCAGCGCAGGACCGCTGCCGCTCTTGACGTCATGACCGGCGTTTACGCCGCCGTCTATGCCGAACGCAGCGGTCAGAGCGAAGCCGACGTGCGCGCCATGATGAAGGCCGAGACGTGGTTGTCGCCGACCGACGCGGTCGCAAAGGGCTTTGCGACATCGATGACGGAAGACGGCGATCCCGTCACCGCCGACGCCAGCTTCGATTATCGAACCTACCGAAATGCACCGGCGCATCTCTCCGCGCTGGCCGAAAATCGCAAGGCTTCCGGCCTTCCGATGGTGGCGGTTCTTGCCGCGCCGCTCAACCCTGGAAAGGAAACCACTATGAACACTCCTGCGCCTGCGGCGGCCCCTTCTCAGCCCGCCGTCACGATCGATCCCGCAAATCCGGCCGCTCCGGCCGCTCCCGCTGCTCCGGTCATGGCCGGTGATGCGGTCACCGTGAAAATCTACGAACTCTGCGGCCGCGCCAAGATGTCTTTTGCCGACACGCAGAAGATCATTGCCGGCGCCGGCGGCAGCATCGAGAAGGCGAGCACCATGGTCATCGACCATATCGCTGCCGCCGATCCGGATGGCGGCCGCAACACGCCGCCTCTCGCCACCGTCACCGCCGACGAGCGCGACCGCTTCCGCCAGGGCGTCGAAAAGGCGCTGATGTCGCGCGTCGGCCTGCAGGGTGGCGAGGTCAACGAGTTCTCGTCCATGAGCCTGCGTGAAGTCGCACGCATGAGCCTCGACAAGGCCGGCATCAAGCTGGTCACCGGCGACCCGATGACCATGGTCGGCGCCGCGCTTGGCATGCGTCCCTTCATGGCCGCCGGACAGCATTCGACCAGCGACTTCGTCGAGGTTCTCGCCAACGTCGCCAACAAGTCGATGCTCAAGGGCTACCTCGAGGCCGATGAGACCTTCGACCAGTGGACCGCCTCCGGCACACTGTCGGATTTCAAGGCGACCAAGCGTGTCGACCTCAACCTCTTCCCAGCGCTGTCGGAAGTGCCGGAAGGCGCCGAATACACGTTCGGGACCATTGGCGATCGCGGCGCGACCATCCAGCTTGCCACCTACGGCAAGATGTTCGCCATCACCCGCCAGGCGATCATCAATGACGATCTGAGCGTGTTCAGCCGCATCCCGTCGCGCATGGGGCGCGCCGCCAAGCGCACCGTCGGCAACCTGGTCTATGCGGTTCTCACCGCCAACGCCAACATGGCCGACGGCATTCCGCTCTTCCATGCCGACCACGGCAATCTCGGTTCCGGCGCGCTCACCACCACGGCGGTCGACGCCGGTCGCGCCGCCATGGCGTTACAGAAGGATCCTGACGAGCATGCGACCGGTGGCCTCAACATCCGCCCGTCCTACCTGCTGGTCCCGGTCGAGCTGCAGGGCAAGGCGACCGCGCTGATGGCAGCCGAATTCGATCCCGCCGGCACGCAGCGCAATCCGAACATCGTGCGCAACCTCGCCACGGTGATCTCCGAGGCGCGGCTGTCCACCGATTCGGCGGCGAAGTGGTATCTCGCCGCCAATCCGGCATCGAACGACACGATCGAGGTCGCCTATCTCAACGGCGTCAGCCAGCCGACGCTCGAGCAGCGCGACGGCTGGAGTGTCGACGGCGTGGAATTCAAGGTCCGACTCGACGCCGGTGTCGAGGCTCTCGACTTCCGCGGCCTCTACCAGTCCAGCGGCTCGTAGCAGCCATCAGCTGCGCCGCTCGCCAATGATGGCGGGCGGCCTCGCTCAATCCTCCAAACCAAGGACAGGACGATGAAAAACTTTATCGAAAACGGCGACGTGATCGTCGTTCCAAATGCGGATGTAACCGGCGCTGTCGATCTCGCTTCCGGCGACGGCTTCGTGGTCGGCTCGCTGTTCGGCGTCTGCGTCACCGACATCGCGGTCGGCGATTCCGGCCCGATCAAGACGCGCGGCGTCTTCGACCTCGCCAAGACCACCTCGCAGGCCTGGACGCTGGGCCAGAAGATCTACTGGAGCGCTGCCACCGGCAAGGCGACCTCGACCGCGAGTTCGAACAAGCTGATCGGCGTCGCTTCCGAGGCCGCCGATTCGGCCGCGGCGACCGGCAAGGTGCTCGTCACCGGCGCTGCCAGCAACTAAGCCGCCAGCCAAGAGGCGGTAAGCGCAGCGAACAGGGACGTAAGGAGTGCAGCTCGCCCGCGACTGGGAAGGCCAGCCGGTCTTCATTCTCGCGGGCGGGCCTTCGGTGCTCGGCCATGACCTGTCGCTCCTGAAGGGCTTTCGCGTCATCGCCATCAACTCGGCGCATCTGACCTATCCCGGCGCCGATGTCCTCTATTACACCGACGACGACTGGTGGACCTATGTCGGTTCGAAGGAACCGCCATTCGCCGGCGAGATCATCACCGTGGCAGGCAGCGGGCCAAGAGCGCCAAGGCCGGTCACCAGGCTGATCAAGCAGCATCCGGACAAGGGTTTCTCGCAGGATTCCGGGCGCTGCGCGGTGTCGGCGACCTCCGTTTCCGGCGCCCTGCATGTCGCCGTCCACAAGAGCGGTGCCCCGCTGATCTTCGTCATGGGCGTCGACGGCAAGGTCGGGGCGGATGGTCGCCGGCATCACCACGACGGGCGCTACACGAACCCGCTGATCAACGGCTGGTTCAAGCGCCAGAGCGCCGAGCTCCAAGCGCTCACCCGATCGATCCGGGCCATGGGGATCGAGATCTACAACTGTTCACCGGTCAGCGCGCTTGCCTGCTGGCCGAAGATCGACTTCGAGGAAGCCGTCCGCATGGCGCAGGCCGCGTTGAAACAGATGCCCGAAGCCGAGACGCGCAAGCCGTCGCTCGCCCTGCTGTCGATGTACGGCATGGGCGATTGCCTGCATCAGCGCGCGGTCGTGCGCGAGCTGATGAAGACGCATCGCGTCGAGCTGCAGACCTATTACACCGCCATGTATCACGACCTCGAGGCCGAAGGGCTCAAGGTCACGCTGGTTTCGGGCAAGCTCGATCCGAGGATCCGTGACCGCGGGAACGGTGAGGGCAATCGCAAGCCGAGCCGGCAGTTCGATCGCAAGATCGGCTATGACCACGCCGCGACGAAGCGGCACGGTACCCTTCTCGCCGCCATGTTCGGCTCGGTCGGCCTGGCGCTGCCCGAGCGGCCGGATTTCTCGCTGCCGGTGAAGTGGGAATGGAGGCAGTCGGCGTGGGCGTTGATGGACAAGCTCGGCCATCCGATGGATGTCAGTCACGCCGGCAACAAGCAATTTGCAACCGTCAACGGCAAGCCGCTGATGATCTATCGGCCGATCGTCATCAACGGCACCTGGCCATGCCCGTCGCGGTCACCGGACGCGGCCGCCTATGCCGCGCTCTATGGCGCGATCCGCGAGAAGTTCTTCACCGTCTCGGTCTGTGACCTGACGCAGAAGGGTGAGGAGATCGTCGGCGGGGAACAGCCGGCCGACCTCAAGCTGCACCGCGGCGAGGCGGCGTTCGAGACGCTGGCCGGGCTGTTCGCCGAGGCCGCGCTGGTATTCGGCAATGCCGGCTTCACGCCGATCCTGGCGCAGGCGGTCGGCACACCGAACATCGTCGTCTATGGCGGCAACGAAAGTTTCCGGTTCACCAATATCGTCGGCAAGCACCTGGCGCCGACGCTGCCGATCGAGCCGGCAAAACCCTGCGAATGCTTCGAGCGGCATCACCATTGCGACAAGACGATCGACCTGGCCGATGCGCTGCCGAAGGTCGAGGCTTTCGCTTCCGCCTATGCCCGGCAGCCGAAGGTGCTGATCTTCGGCACCACCTATGCGGACAGCCCGGAAAAGGCGCGCCTGGTCGGTCAGTGGGTTGAGACGCATGGCAGGCTCAATCCGGGTTGCGAACTGCTCCTGGTCGACAGCGCCTCGCCGGATCTCGGCGACTGGCTGGGTAAGGCCGAGATGGTCTATCGCTTCCCCGACAACATCGGCCACCTGGCGCGCGGCGGGCGGGACGGATGGGGCCGCGCCTTGTGCAAAGGCCTCGAAAAGGCGATCGACGGGCAATACGACTATGTCGTCCACATCGAGGGCGACAGCCTGCTCCGGCAGCCGGTGCTGCCGATCGTGCGCCGCATGATAGCGGAAGGCATCCGGGCGGCATCGGTGCCGGTGTCGGGCACGAAGCGCCAGGAAAAGGGCTGGGCCGAGACCGGGCTGATGTTCTTCGCGGTCGAGTATCTGTGGCAATCGAGGTTCATCGAGCGCTACGCCTGGCAGGACCGCCAGCCGAAACCCTATCCCGAACAGGCGATCTTCGACCTGCTCGGCCAGGATCTCGCCCAGCTCGACCTCAAGGCCGAGCGCGGCGACAAGGGCCAGATTACCGCCAGCAATGCCGCCGCCTTCGACTGGATCACGCATTGCCCGCCCGAGGCGTTCGACGCTTTCGTCGAGGCGGCCATGCCGCGCGTGTCGATCGAAGAGACGGTCACCCGGGAACAGACGGCGCCTGTGAAGCTCAATTTCGGCTGCGGCACAAACCGCCTCGAAGGCTGGCAGAATTTCGACGCCGAAGTCGACATCGAAAAGCCGCTGCCCTTCGCCGCCGCCAGCGCCGATTTCATCTATGCCGAGCACGTCGTCGAGCATGTCGACTATCTGAAGGCGATCGGCTTCTTCCGCGAGTGCCTGCGGGTGCTGAAACCGGGCGGCGTCGTGCGCATCTGCGTGCCCAGCCTCGAAAACATCTGGCGCCGCGGCGACCAGGCGTATTTCGATTTCACCCGCCGCTGGGCGCCATCGGCCGACCGCCGCGGCGCCATGCATGCCATCATCCACGCGCATGGCCACAAGGCGATATGGACGCAAGCGCTGCTCGAGGCCTGCCTGTTCTTCGCCGGATTCGACGACATCACGGCGTGCGAGGTCCACAAGTCGACCCATGCCGAGCTGACCGACGTCGAGGGCCATCACAAGGTCATCGGCGAGCATTTCAACTGGATCGAGGCGGCGATCGCCGAGGGGCGAGCATGAGAGTTTCAATGGTTGAAGGCGATCCCGGCTACGAACTGCTTCAGGCCGCCTTCCTGGCAGGCAAGCATTGCTTCGTATTTCTAGACGGCGCAGAGGTTCGCAGTTGCGTTACGGCCGATGAGGAAGAAGGCTTCGTTGTCGCCGATGTGCTGGACGAAGACGGCCTGCCTCAGATCAGCCCGGTCAATCCCGAAGAATTTTGGACCGAACGCCGCGATGGCTCGGTCAAGATCGAGATTCGAAACGCATGACCGCTCATCGCGACCAGTGGTTCGGTGGCCGCACCTATGCCCAGCATGGCGACGATCTCGCCGTGCTCAACATCTTCAAGCGCCTCGGCATCGAAAAGCCGAGCTATCTTGACGTCGGCGCCTATCACCCGTTCGACCTGTCCAACACTGCGCTGCTCTATGAGCGCGGCTCGCGCGGCATCAACGTCGAGCCGAACGAGGCGCAGCACGCGCTGTTCCTGAAGGCGCGGCCGGAGGACAAGAACCTCTGCGTCGGCGTGGCGCCGCTGGTCGGGAGACTGCCTTTCTACCATGTTGCTGCCGACCCGGGCCGTTTCACCTTTGATGTCGCGACGGCGGCTACGCTCGGCGTCGTCAAAAGCGTCGAAATGCCGGTCATGACGCTGAACGACA